CATGATGCGTACAAGAATGGGCTCCTTCATGCCCCTAATTACTTCGGCAGATACGCCGTGCAGCGACTCGTCATTGGCCGTACCTTCGACGTAGGCATCGGTAGATCCGCGCTTGAAGCCGGCCTTGATGCCAGCGCCACGGCCATTTCCAGCAATAGTGCGGGCCTTGCCTGGCAGTCCAGTTTGGTATCCTTCATTGGCAGTGCCATCGACGGCATGGCTCGTCAGAAGATCCGCGGCCTCGATAACTGCATACTGAATCTCAATCTTTCGGTCGCCAGCAGTTACAACAACGCTCTTATTGCCCATCTGATTCTCAGGAATTACCGCCGTATCTTGGGTAATTACCGGAGCGCCATTAGCAAAGTCACGCGAGAACCCTGCCTTAATCGGGCTTGGGTTGGCTGCAATCTTATTCATTTGCGTGACGAGTGCAGGGGTTGAGCGGTCACGATTTTGCAGCACAACGTCAGTAGGTGCGCCAGAAACTTGTGGTGCTGGTGCCTTGTCCTTTGGCTTTGCTGTGGCTGCTTGCGGTTTCTTATCAATTAGCTGCGGAATGCCCTGCTCATCCTGCGAGAATGCAGGATCACGCTTCAATGCTTCCCATATTCCTTCCGCGCTCTGCCTGCCTTGCGTTACGGAGTGGGCGCTAATTGCCGCAGCAACATCACGGATTAGCTGCTCAAAGCGAGGTGAATCAATATCAAAGCGAACGGTCTTGCCATCTGGCTTGGTGAATGTAATCGCCTTATTTCCAACAGACTTAACTACAAGACCGCCTCCAACTGGAACCTTGTCGCCTGGCTGCATATTGGCAAGCGCAACATTGGCAAGCGCCACTGTATTGTTGGGCTCATTCTCATCCGACTTTGCTATATCCATTGATAGCTTGCGATTAGGGTAGGAAACGCCGGCAGACGATGGCTTAACCTCTGCAGCAGGTAGATTTTCATCTACTGTCGCCTCTGTCGCAGGTGTCGCAGGTGCATCTTCTGCCGCAGGTGTCGCAGGTGTCGCTGTCGCAGGTACGACCGGCTGTAATTCCTCGTCATCTCGAAGCTGATCCAGGCCAAGTGCCGCACGGTTTCCAGCATCAAGCTGGCCGGCCCGTACTTCTGCATTGGATAGCGGGATGCGCTTGTTCTTCTGTTCCTCTGCGGCTTGCTGCGCATTCAGGGCAATGGCTTCTTGCTCAATGGATGCAGCATTTGCGGCAGCGGCAGCGGCATCAATACCTTCTGCAGCTGCAGATATGTCAGGATTGCGGTTTACGATGCCCTGCAGGCCGGTATGCTCGGTCTGGATAGTATCAAGCGCCGCCTTTGCGCGAGCAGCAGCAGCGCCAGACTCTTGTTCGTATCTGTCTGCAAGTTCAGTATTTCCAGCAGCACGCTCCTCGTCGGCAAGGCCTGCAGATTGCCGTGAATTAGCAGTCTCTGCGTCAGCAATGGCCTGTAGCTCAACTGCAGAAGGAACCCCACCGGTAGCAGCAGGAACGGGAGCGGGAGCGCCAGCACCAGTAGGGGCCGGAACGGGGCCACCGGTAGGAGCGGGATCGCCAGCAGGGGCAGGGCCACCGGTAGGAGCGGGAGCAGGAGGAACAATTGGCGGCTGTCCGGCTGCAGGAGCGGGAGTAGGGCCACCGGCAGGCGGAGTAGGGCCACCAGTAGGAGCAGGCGGAATAAGACCACGGGATGCAGCGCCAAGCGACTGCGTTGCTGCGGTCTGACCAATAGCGCCGGTCGCGCCCATGACTACAGACTTACCTACCTCGTCAAACGTGCCAGTAGTGTCATCTACGTTTGTTACGTTGCCAGCAATCTGCTCAAGGAACGACTGCGAGACTTCTTCGGTTGTTTCACCGCCAAACTCTTTTACAACCTTGGAAGCCTGCGCATTTCGGATTAACTGTGCAGCGTAAGTGTCTCCGAGGCCAGCCATCTTATTCAGCTTTGCGGCAAATGCACTGCCAACAGCGGTAGCGGTACCGCTAGCAATGGCAGTAGCGACCGAGACTTCGCCGGCAAGCTGCTTGCGGGCCTCTAGCGGGGTCATCGTAAGGGTAAGCTCACGGTAACGCTCTGATACGGCTTCTAGCTTCCATTCTGGCATCTTCATAACGGCACGTTGAGTGTCATTGCCACTCATGCCGCCAGATAGCATTGCTTCACTTCCCTTACCGGCTACCGATGCGGCTGTAACTGCAGCGGCACGACCGGCTAGAATTGCAGCCTCTTTGGTAGCACCCTTTGCCAGTGCCTTCTTGACTCCAAGGCTGAATGCAGCCTTTGCGGATACAGCAGCAAGGCCCATGCCTGGAATAACAATCGGCATAGACTCAAGGACAACCTTCGAGATTAGGAGCGGATTGCTGATAAGAGTCTCAAAAGTCTCTCCGGCAGTCTTTGCATTTTCTAGCGACTTGGCTTCGGCCCTTGCTTGGTCGCTCTGTATTTCGCCAAGATAGTCGGAAAAGCCAGAAAGGTGAGCAGTCAAATCCTCGCTATCAATACCAGGAACCTTGTCGGCTAGCCACGATATGCCTGCCGCAGTAGAAACTAGCCCGCCGGTAAACTGCTTGGCGGCATCAGTCCATACATCGCTTTTGGTGCGCTCTTTAATGCCCTCGCCATTTTTGGCAGAGGACATTTGCTTATTCCACTCAGCATCAAATTGCTTTGCCAGTGTTTCCTTTCTTTCTGGCATTGCCTTTCTTGCATCGGCAGAGGCGGCAGAAAACCCCTTCGTCTTTAGGACTTGCTTGTTCTGCGCATCAACAGCATTAGGGTCTGGAAGGTTTGGATTGGTGACGCGAGCAAATGGGTCTTGCAGGCCGGCAACATCTAGGCTTTCGGCAGGCTTTTCCACGCCAGAAAGTCGGTCGGTCAGGCCAAGCATGGCTGAATTGGTGTCGGCAGTGGCTTGTGCCTTTGCTTTAGGTGATTCTTTTGGCTCTACGGGAGCGACTGGCTTGGTGCCAGGCTCATCCCTCTGCGCAAGACTCTCGGCAATCTGGGTATCAGTCTTTCCCGATGCCCGCTCCTTGGCAACATCTACTCCGTGAATCCTGCCAAGATATTCAGCAATCTGTGTGTCAGATTTATTCTTTGCACGAACCTTGGCAATATCATACGGCATGGGATAGTACCCTTTATCTGTTCATTGATAGGCAAGGGTACTATATTCCATTAGCTAGTTTGTCAGGCAATTATTTACTCGTAGCCTAGGCCCAAAACATCATCATCCGATTCAGTGCTGGCAGGCAAAGAAACGCCACTGGCCGCGCCGCCGCCGCCAAGAGTCTGCCAATTAGGCCCATAAAGAAGCACGGCTACAGCATTGTACTTATCCCCAAATGATCTTGGATTTGAGTAGTCTAGCTTGCCATCAGCGCCAACATTGTACTTTAGGCTATCGTCGTCCTTCAGAATGTTGAGCGTTGTGGTGATATTCTTCTTTATGTCAGCCTTGCTTTGATTTGAGCCATTGCCATCGGCCTTTATCGAGGCTTGTGCGGCAGCTACCGCCTTTCTGCCCTCGGCAGTTAGCCTTGCCGCCTCAACGCGAGAGGAGCCCGTGATCTCGGCAACCTTTTGCGCGCCAGCATTCTTCTCTCTTTCAATTTCCAAGAGCCCTTGCTGCTTTCGTGTTGCTTCGGCATCAGCGGCCTTGTTCGCTGCCCTGCCGGCTATAACGCCCTTGGCTGCAATGCTGCTACCAAAGAGCAGGATATTGTCATCCATGTCATCCGTGTCTTTGTAAACATGGGTCTGTGGCTTTCCCTCTGCATCGTTGTAGCCAACAGTGATAGCGCCAGTTTTCGGGTCTACTGCGCTGCTCGTCATGGTGAGCCCGTGAGCCTTTCCAGCCTCAGCAAGAACAGATAGGCGGCCATCAACCTTGCCGGTAGCCTGGTCTTGAGCCAGCGCCTTTGCATAGCCGTCCATGAAAAGGTCGTGTTCCTGCTGATCGGCAGCGGCTCTTGTCTTTGTTGCTCGCTCAGACTCACGCAAGCCTGCATTGGCCTGATAGTCGCCGTACTCGTCCTGCTTCATTTTAAGCGCGAGACCTTGCACCTCTGCCCGTCGAGCGGCTTCCTGCTCATTCTGCGCATCAAGTTTAAGCTGGCGCTCATCTTGAGCCTTCACTCGCTTGCGGTTATCCATAAATTGGATGCCCTGCATTAAGCCCGTGGCGGCAGAGCTAAGGTTTGATCCGTTCATGAGTTTTCTTGCCCTGGGTAAGGATTTTGGTATCCGTAGTTAAGACCGCCATTTGCTACGCTGGCTGGCGTTGCTGGAACGGGAGGCTTAACGCTAGCGGGATTGTAATGGTCATAGGCTGCAGATAGCCCGATACCGGCAAACTGTCCGGCTACGCCATACGCTGCATTGGCACTGGCGCTGGCGCTGTTGGCGGCATTGCCATAAGCACCGGCAACGCCCTGATAACCACTCTGTACATCCGATGCAGTTCCGGCAAGTTCATTGGATGCCATTCTTCCAACTTCCGCCCTTCGATTCCATGTAGTCTCGTCAGCATGCTTCTGCTCGGCTCGACGGGACGTATTGATAAGGCCGGATTCTGCAGCTGCACGAGCAACACCGGAGCCCATCTTTGCGGCAATGGCACGACCACTATTGGGGTTTATGCCGTAGCGCGAAAGATTGCGGTCAACTTCCTCGCCAGACTTCTGGAAAGACTGCGCAACATCGGCAGAGGCACGGTCTGTAACGCCTTGAAGATCCGCCTTTACGCCTTCATTGGCGGAATCAACCAGCTTCTTGCGGGTCTCGCCATAGAGCTCATTGGCTTCTGCGTACCGTTTCTGCGCAAAGGCCAGTGACTCACGCTGCAGGGCAATTTGCTGCTGCTGCAGTTCACGGGCCTTCTTTGCATCGCTTCTACCTGCCCCAAAGGACAGTACACCCATGCCTAAACTTACCGCTGCGACCGGCATACACTACCCCACTAGATTCGACGAGCATCATTGGCAGAAAGGACGACAACCATGTCGCCAACATCCACCAGCGCCTCATCACGCGAAACTAAAATTACCTCAATCGGCAGGATGCCGGCCTGGGTAGCCCATTCTTTGTAGATGCGAGCAGATTTAACGATGCCAGTTAGGCAATAATGCCTAATCATTCGCACAAGGAAGCCGGTATAGGCCGCTTGAAGCGCATCTTCTGCCGTAAAACAAGGCTCTTGCCGGAATCCATCGACAGCCAGGCTAAACGCAAGGCCATCATGCTCAAATACTTCTCTTGCCATTGTGCTATCAATCCAGTCCAGAATTGAAAGCCTCAACAGCCTGCAGCTCTTCGGATATGGCTTGCTTGGCGCTAGGCCCACCTCTTTGAATCCAAAATACTGCGCATACCGGCTAACCTTCTCAGTACCGGCCTGCGTAAACATCAATTCTGCATCGGTATTGGCAAAGGCCCACTCGATTGCATCGGCAGTATGGTCAATTCCATGCCTTCCACGAGAATGTGGCAGAAGGTTTGAGTGTATCTCCACCGCCCTTTCGCCAGACTGAACGAACAGATAACACCCGTCCACTCTATCGCCCTCGGTTGCCATTACAGCAAAGGCTCGGCCACTGACTATCAGGTCGGTAACGTCAATGCTTTCAGCGTCAGTTATGCCTTGCAACACCTGCGGGTCATTCAGGATTGCATTGATAGCGACTGCATCAAACGTCTGCCGGATAGTCATTCAACATTCTCCATCGCCATACCTTGCCACTGGCCTATTTGTCAGGATAGCGGCTTGGGAAAGCGATTCTTTACGTTATGGCAGTGATTCACCTGCTCGTCGCCATCATGGCCAATATCAATACCGGCCTCTCGGAGCGCCGCTAGCGCCTTGGTTATTCTGTCTAGCTGCTCGGGCAATGGGTCATAGGCATCACGCCTCGCAGACTGATACAGCCCTGCATTCATCATGCACTCATCGAGCGATAGCTCGGACTTACAAGGGTCTTGCCTTTGCTGAATGTCGGACAATACCAGTCGGTCATTCTCTATCTTGCAGCCGTATTCCCATTCATGCGGAGAGGCAGCGCACCATAGGCCTGTGCCAGTAGGAATAGAAGGCACTGAGCAAAAGGCATCCACAAAGCCAGACGAGACGACTCCGGTCTCAAGGCAGTATCCGAGAAAGTGCCTCATACCCGATTATCCATCGTTGATGAGAAGGCAAAGCCAATATCCATTCCATTTGGCACGTTATCAGTGATGAAGCCTGGCGACACTATTGATTCCAGTGAAATCTCTAGCGACAGCCCCTCAGAAACAGCATTCATATAATTGAAGGCTAGATTTATGACGCTTCCCTGCTTGCATATCATCTTTGCTATTAGTGCAGTCTGGTCTATTTTCTTGAAGTTAAGCGTCCCACTCATTCCACCGCCGCTAATTACGCCGGAGAAGTTATTGCCACCTAGGTTGGTTACCGTGATTAGGCCATCGCTGGTGCTCCCAGGGTAAGAGAATAGGTTTCCAGGAGAAATTAACGAATTAAGTACCGTCAGTCTTTTTCGTGAAACCACAACATTCGACGCGCCAGCATAGACCGTGAACACCATGCAGGTCATTGTGAATACGAAATTGTCTGAAAAGTATGCCCAAAACGGAAGCCCTAGGTCACTATCCCTTGTCATTGTGACTTGTGCCGATACCGCCTCGTGCCGATACCGCTTGTAGTTCAGGCGGTCATTGGCATTAAGCGCAATTATATCGAGCGGATTTGTTCGTATTTTTGACTTAACAAACTTTATCGACGGAACATCATTCAGAATAAACTGCGCTACATCAGTGCCGTCTGTTATTTTTGGGCGTATGAATCCAGCAGACCCAATAAATTCGTGCGGCCCTGCAGATCCATCAAGTCCGGCAAACGGAAGAATCTGCGTATTCGTACTTCCGCCAAGAGGAGCGCCGTAGCATTCGCTCCTTGCAAATAGGTTTGACTCCCATGAAGCGCCTTGCTTGAGAATGATCGCCGGTCTGTTCCCGTATGAGTCTAGGCGGGACGAAGTAATCTGACTGCTCACCACCTCGCTGTAGCAAATGTACTCGTAAGAGCCATTGTCTGCGTCAGAAGGAACGCCAAACCGGCCAGCGACAACGATGCCGCCCATGATTCTCGCGCCGTAAACATCCCCCGAAAAGAATGTGTCGCCGTAAAACTCAGCTACATACTGGCGGGCATAGGGAAGTAGCGGATCGAACGGGGGCGCATTCCTCAGAATGAATCCGGTATTGCCGCCAGGCGAGAACGTGCCGCTACGAAGAACGCCATCAATGGCAAGTTCAAAGATATTACTCTTCTCTATGCGAGCGTAATTCAGCGTACCGTGAATGACTGTCAGGTTATCAAGGAAGGCATCCTTGATCTTGGCCACGCCAATTGTTGCATCGCCAATGTAGGCGGTATCCATAACAACGGCAGGCTGGCCATTAACAGTGCCAATCAGGAACGGGACGCGCTCATCTTGTGTCGCGGCAGTCCAAGTGACAGCGCCGTCTGTGACATTCTGGCCAGCGCCAACCGGCCATGTCGGCTCAGTAGCGCCACTTATGCCTTCGACGGATACCCTGTACATCATCCCATTCGGAACAGTAGGGATAACGTACTGAAATAGACTGTAGTGCTTGCCTGGCTCCCACGGAGTAGCCAGAAGCGATGCCTTGATATACTCAGGGTCAAGAGCAGTCTTGCCTAGCTGCCCTGCAGAAGGCGGGCCTTTAACGCCGCTCGATGCAACAAACCGAACCCAATAATACTTTTCTGAAAATGCGCCAACAGAATCGGCGTACTGCCCGCCAACGGACGATCCAATGACGGATGCAGCGCCATAATCATTTATGTCTGCCCGCAACACCTCAGTCTTGTCGTGATTTGCGTATGGCGGATCGTCCCATGTAATCAGCACGTTAGAGAATGTGCCGACAGTAGAAACGCCCGTAGGCTTTGGCGGGGTAATGACTGTAGGCTTAACGCCCGTGCCGACAGCTTGAGTGCCTGAACCATTCGGGCTTATCAGGCTGGATGCTGGAACACGGCCCTTTCCCTGAAACGAGCGATTAGGAGCAGCAAGGCCAGCATCAACAAGGTCACGAAAGGTAACGCCACGGTCTAGCGCATTGCCGCGAACGCCCTCACGCACGCCCATAGTCTCGTGCACTGCCCGCATGAAGCCCTCTGGGTCAGATGCAGGATTAGGAAGTGATGGTGTCTTTGTTTCATCATTAGCCATGTCATAGCTCCGATACGGATTCGGCTATGGCAACAGAACGAATATCGCCCGTAGTCCGTACCTCAATCTCAATTCTGCGGGAGCGGCCCATACGAGGAAGCCGAACCGGCTTATTGTCAGTTATGACGGTCGTTGAATGAAGCACATCATCAGAGTAAATGCGAATCTCGGTCGTTTCCGGCCTCACTGTTTCCACTCGCAATGCCGTGAAGCTGGAAGGACGGTCTAGTTCAATCACCCTGCTGCGCCAGACAGCCTGCAATGGGCTTGCTCCGCCTTCAAACTTGGCAATGTTTTTTGACCAGTCCAGAAGGTAAAGATCCTCATTCAGCGGGTCACGATGCACAGCCCTTGCATTGCCTTCAAGCTGAATGATGCCGGTATTTGGTGCCAGCGGATTCATAAAGAAGCCGCCGCCAGTGCCGGCATCATCGCCATAGTACGCCATGTACTGCTGGCGGTACTCGCAAGCCCGTATGGTGTCAGGATTGAACGCTACCCATTCGTTTCGGGTAACAATGCCCTCAGTGATAAGTCTTGCGCCAGCGCCGGTAACGTAGACGAGCCCATTGCTTGAAGCATAAACAACGCCATGCCCCATGCTTACCATCGAGCGCATAGATACGCACGGCTCAATCAGGTCTAGCTCGCGCTGGCTCATGCTTTCAGGATGAGAGCCAGTGATAATGAATGGTCTGCCCTGGGTAGCCACAACAATGGTCGTGTCATAGCTGCCAAGCGACACAATGGGGTAATCAACCGTCAGCCGGTACCGCGGCGGCCATGCGTGAGGAAGGTACGGCTCAGAGAAGCATATTTCATTGCCGACAAAGCCAATCATCACGCCATTTGCCATCAATCGAAGGCCGCGCAATCCTACAGGCGGCTCAAGCCAATCAGTTGAAGGCATGATCTCGACAAGTTCATCACTGTTTTTGGAGTCGGTATAGGTGGAATCAGCAATAGCAAGTTCGGCCACAAACTGAAATGCAGCCCCGTAATTGCCCGTGCTGGTGCGGTAGATGCGTTGCTTTGTGATATTGCGAGCAGTGCCATCGCCCGCGCTAAGGCCAAGCTCAGTGATAACGACAGACTGACCAGGGCCAACAGATAATTGTGGTGATGGCTCGCATGGCGGGCCTTCTTCCCCAAGATCAGTTACATAGGTACGGACGTAAGAGCGAAACTCTGCAAGTTCAGGCTCAAGCGTAGCGCCAGAAGGCGTAATGTTCACCGGCATGGATGGGATAGGCACGCCAAGGCGGTAGCTGTTTATTGGGTAGTCAGTGCCACCAGTATAAGCGATAGGCGTATAGCTCATTTGCGGGTAGGCAAGGCCATTAGCGTCAATCATGCGATTGTCGCTAGTCCAGTAGATCCGCTTATTCTCATCATCAGCGATAGGCGAGCGGGCAAGCTCTACTTCATGCTGGAATCGAAACCAATACTCAGTGTTATTGACTCGCCAAAGATAGGCGGTTTGAAGAATTGGCTTTGTAGTCGTAAGCGCGACAGGGGTTCCGGCCTGCTTGAATGGCGTAATGTTTCCCGTGTGCAGGTCTGTATTCTGCGCAATTTGAGCAGCTAATTCTGGCAGCTTCTCTGGCGAGTACCTTGGGAAGATGCCGCCAAATTGTGAGAGAAGAATGCGCATATCACCGCCAATTTTTAATGTAGCGACACCATTGCGCCGCTGGCTTTGTTAGTCAATTGCTCTTATACGTCTACTGCGCCAGCGAACTCGGGCAGGGTTTTAAGCTGCGTGTAGGCCCACGCGACGTTAGCGTCAGGCGTGTATTCAGCCATTAACTGAACTTGGTCTATCTGATACTGCTTTGTGTCGTCAGTAAAAATACAGCCAATGATTGAGCATTGCCCGGACTGCTTTGTATTTACGATTGCAACAACCTCAACATAAGCTGCAGGATGTGTAGCGCCAAGATGCTGCTTACTAATAGACAGTGCCATGATGAGAATCCTTATGAAGGTAAGAGTAGGTTTATAGCGCGAACAGAAGCAGCCCATCGTACTGTAGATGAGGCATCGCCAACAACGGACACAAGTACGCCATACGATTGACCTCCCGCAGAAGCAACAGAGAAGTCGGCACTCCATGTGGAAGCACCTGCATCAGTGCCATTATCTACTGTAACTGTAGATCCGATTTGCGTAGGAGCAGCACCGACACTGCCCTTGAATGATGCTGTGATTGTCTTGCTGTAAACAATGGCACCTGATGCTGTACTTCCTACTACCTCTGCTGTCACCTTAATGATTGAGTGTGTTGCGCCAGCAAGAACTGCCCTGCCAACATAGGCTGTAGTTGTTTGCGCCATCGGCTGGCATAGTAGGGTAGGAGTTGCATTGGTAGTGACTTTCGCCATCAATACCTCTGCGCGCCTAATTCCCTCACTTGATGCTGTGCTAGTTATAAGCGATGACTGGCTTATACAGAAAGGCTCGGACATTATAAATGCCCTGCCTGCTGCGCCAAAGCTGGAAAGTGAAACCGAATTAGCGCCAGTATTTTGGATAGACCTGCACCCGACGATGAACGAGTCTTTCCCAACGTAGCTGCTTGCGCTAGTCAGGGCCGCGCCAGAGTTGGTGTAAGAGGTTACGCTGGTTGTGCCTATAAGCACACAATCATCTGTCGCCGTTGATGACGCAGCATTTAACAGAGTGCATCGAGAGTTTGCGACTGTATTTCCGCCACCACCAATAATGATTGAGTTAATCCCTTGTAATGTCTGTGCCAGCCTAATGCCTGCAACGAAATTAGCAGTGCCACCTCCAGAGAATGTCACTGGCGCAATACTCGGCCCAAAGAAGTTGCCCTGCCCACCATTGCTAGTGTCAGTAATGCTGTAAGACCCAATATAAGCTGTGTATTGCTGATTTCCGGTAATGGATGCGCCATAGGAAGCCGCAACAAGCGTCACTGATTGCTGACCGCCAGACGCAGACTGCTTAACAACGCAGTTTGCACTCGCTACAATCGCATTTAGATGTGCATATGTATCCGCTGTGCCAGATGCGCTTGTTCCCATTTCGCAGTTATTGGATGCAATTACAGCAGAGCGATGCGCTGTATTATATATCGTTCCGGTACTCGCAATGTCGGCAACAAGTCTTGTGTGAAAGGCAGTCTTTGTTGTTGTAATCCCATCAGAAGAAAGCGAGGCTATTCCATTAGAACCAATCACATTATTTGAACCAAACAATGCAACAGAGCCAACGCCAGTTACTATATTGGCAGCAGTTGGTGCTGTGTCCTCGAACGCCATTCGCGCAGGGAGAACAATGCCTCTGGCTTGCGTTTGGTTGAGCGCAACAGGAGCAGCAGTCACACCGCTGATATTGCCAAGGATTGTTTTGTCGGCAATGTCATCCAGACCGCCAATAAGCGAAACAGCCACGCCATCGGCATTTACAACAAGAATCATTCCTACATCATAGTATACCTGCTTGTACGTCCCTGCCTCGCTAACGATAATCACGCTATTGGGCCCAGAAGGCAGGCCAGCATCACCAATGATATGCCCGCAAAGGTCGGCAGCGCCTGCAGCGTGGGTGTCCGTGAAGTCGCTGGCAGCAGTTAATTGCTTTGCGCTAAACGCCTTGCCGAATGCGAAGCCGGTAACTGAGGCAGGCTCTACGAATTGAGTAATAAGCGTTGCGTCAGCAGTCGGAGTGTATGTGCTGGCAGAGAATGCTTGCGCCACGTTATCAACGCGAACAGCAATAGTACCGGCATTGAACGCTAGTGATATGTGTGATGGTGCAGACGCAAGGGTAACGGCAGAACTAGAGCCAAGGTCGGTCGTCAGAACAGCCGTTACGGAGCCATCTTCTTTGTAGTTTAGCTCGATAAAGCCAACGGCAGACGCAAGAGCGGATGCTTTTACTAGGCCAATGCTCAGCTTTACAGCGGTAGTAGCAGCGCCGCCAGATATTGCGTCACTGGTAATTGCCCACTCGACCACTCTTGTTCCGGTCAGCACGGGCGATGCTAACTTGATTGCGCTCAGTGCAGCGTAGGATTCAGGAGCGCCAAGGCCGGATTGAACAATATAGGCGGCTTTTGTGAATAATTCTGAAACGGTCGGAATGCCAGTAAAGCCATTTGATATGGCAGTAGCGCCATCCATGTTTAGCGGCTTATTGCAAGTAACCGTCAGGTTTGTCATGTCCCATGCAGTTACGCCTGATATTCCCACTAGCGTAGCAAGCCATTCAGGCTCAGAGCCAAGAAACCCATCAGCGACAGCAATCTCGTAGGCTGAGCGGCCATCAATGCCATTAACGCCATTAACGCCCGCATCCCCCTTGAGCGATGCAATCCAAGAAGCCTCAGATCCGGCATAGCCATTCTGAACCGCAAGCTCGTAAGCCGAATATCCACGAGGCCCGTCATTGCCTACATCGCCCTTTACGCCTTTCAGTGATGCAATCCATTGAGCTTGGTTGCCGACAAAGCCAAGCGCAACAGCCAGAGCGTATGCAGACTGGCCAGCCGCGCCGGTATTGCCTGTCGCGCCCTGAATGCCTTGAGCGCCACGAAGCGAGTCTATCCATGCAGCTTCATTACCAACAAAGCCACCAGCAACAGCAAGAGCATAGGCAGACTGACCATTGGTGCCATTGGTGCCATTGGTTCCTGCTACGCCTTGAATGCCTTGGTCGCCCTTTGCGCCATCTGCCCTTGTATTCGTAATGATGATGCCATCGCCAGCTGTAGCAATGGAAATACCGCTTCCGGCTAGCAGTGTTCGCAAGTGAGCGACCGACAGAACAACGCCGGTAAATAGCTCAGCGCCGCCGCCATCGTTTTGCATCGTCGATAATCCGGCGACAAACTTGTCATCGCCAGCGTAGGGGTCGCCCTCTACATTCATCGGTAGTTCATCAAGGAATGCGTCAGCGCCAGGCATAAAGAATGTGGCGGAAAAGACTACATCGCCACGAATCACTATGCGTACTTCATTGACCTGCCCTAGTTCAGCAGGAACAAGTGTGGCAGTGGCAGTGCCGGCTACATTGGTAAAAACGTAGGTCGCCGTACTTGGTGCGATAGTACCTTTTGTGTCATTCGTTCGATCCCACAGAACAACGGTCGCATTTTCGACAGCGGGAAGTCCTAGTTGCGGTAAGCGTATCGAAAGAACGGCCATTATCAGTACCAGAATGCTTTGCAGCGCCGCTTAGGGGCTGCAGAGAAGTTGCGGGATGCTGTAGCGGTAGCATCAGACGAGGCGAAGTCTGCTACCTGCAAGTGATATACAGCCATTTCGGCATTCGTCCACGGCTTGCCAGGCATCAGCATCAGCGAGTTTTTGGCAAGAGAGGAAATAGCATCGCCATAGCTCTCAAACAAATCATCAATTATGTAGTTGCCATCACGGGCAGGAGCAACCGCAATCTTTCCGGTCAGCTTCACTACTGCAGTGGTGGCAATGGGAATAGGGCGAACCCATGCGGCAGACGTTGAGATAAACTGACTTGGCCGACCTTCTTTTGTGCGCCAATTAGACTCGGAGCGGTCTAGTTCGTCCTCGGATACGGGCTCTAGCGGCCTGCCATCGGCCTGGAGCGATAGTGTGGCAATCGGAACGCACTCAGGAGCAAGGCTAAATACCTCGTACTCTTGGATGGTTGCATCCATTTGCGTCATAACCGGAACAATGTCCTCGCGCCAGTACCGTGTTTTACGGCAGAAGGCAATGCAGGCTGTCCGCAATTCGTGCATGGCCACCTCTCGTGGCACCTGCGGGCAGTCACGCAATACCATTGGAAGCAAATCTTCAATCAGGCGATAGGTGCGCATTGCTTATTTCCCCGAAACCTTTGGTGAGCTAGCCATATCCGCACTTGCCTTATAGCCAAGCAATTCAAAGCAAGCAGAGCGATGGAATCCAGCACGCTGGCCAGTTGGCGATATTTCGTCGTCGCCACGCCACGCTAGGTACAGCATCCATTCCTCTAATGCAGACGAAAGCGAGTCCTCAACAGGGAGAGCATCGGATACGCTTGTTATTTCAGCGGGAGAGACGGAGTAATAAGCCCTGATTTTGGTGCCTGCGACCACTGGATTAGTCCAGAACAGACGAGGATTGCGCTCGTCGTACCAGTATTCGTGAACGGACGGCCTCGGATTAGCTGTAATCCATGAGGCCATAACGTCATCAAGTGATAGCTTGTCGATATTGCGAATGGCCGGCCCGATAAGAGCGCCAAGCGCATTCACATTGCAGAAAACTGAAAGGAGGCGAAGCCCGCCAGCGGGGAGAGTCTGCTCGGAGCCCTCCGATAGTGTCAGTACAGCATTCGTTGACACAGCATCGGGGCGAATACCCATCAACATCTTCAATGCCTGGTTCAGGAACCCAATTAAGTCTGGGTCTGACCAAGTTATCTTTGACGGGTCATTCAGTGGCTTTCGGACGTTATCGAGCAGTTCTCCAGCCAGCATTGCTTATTCCTCAGTCAATTCATCATCTTCAATGCCGATATGGGCAATCAATGCGCGAAGCATTGGCGATGCGCCCTTGCGAGCATCCAGTTTAAGACCATGCGCTTCTGCCATTACGAGAATTGCGGTCTTATCTTCTGGAACCTTCAAGCCAAGCACTTCTTTGGCGTAGGTCATCGTTTTCTTGTTGCTCCATGACTCAACGGCTTGCACTTCTGGAAGTGGAGCCAGTTCTTCATCAGGAACAGGGTCGTTAATTTGGTCGAGTGGCACATAAGCCTCACGAATAGCAAGCAGTATTGCTTGGTGCGCTTTGTCAGTCACATCGGCAATATGCAAATCTTCATCATCCGGCGAAGGCTTGAAGTTATATTTCTTGCCATCGGGCATTTCAACGAGTGAGCCGCCAGGACGGATAACCTTGCAGACGATCTTCATATCATCACCTTCATCAAAAGAAAAAAGGGGGAGGCGTTATGCCAACCCCCCGTGTACCAAACTGCTATTAAGCAGGACGATACAGCACTGTAACGCCAATCTTGCCACTGGTGGTGCCAGTATCAGGAGCAGCAGCCACAGTAACATACACTGCACGAGACACGGCAGCCGGCACGCAGCGCAAGCCAGCCTTGTTTGTCATGCGCACCATGCCGACAGCAGCTTGCGCCACAGTCGATGCCGTGATGAATGTAACCGGATCATCAGTTGTGCCATCTGCCTTACGGAGGCCTACGCTCAGGGTAATGGCAGGAGTGCCAGTATCCAAGTCGTCAGCATCCAGAATTACGTCGAACGGCACATGACCGGCAGGTACTTCTACCATGTCGATGGTGTCATTCAGCGCAAGAGCAGCAGACAGGTCAAACTCGCCGCGAACGGCAACAACACCCACTTGGGCAGTTGTTTTTGCAGGCTGATTGCGAGTCAGCTTTGCGGTTTTATAAGCAGCCATTTTTGAAACTCCCAGAACAATGGATTAGGTGAGTGAGGCTCATTACAAGCCTCAGTCGTACCTATTAGGTGCGCGGATCTTTGGCAGCGGTATCCAGCGCCATCATTCCAAAGTCCTTGTTGTTGAACCGAGTCTTTTTCAAGCCAAGGATGCAGGACGATGTAATGACAACCTGATTTCCGTTGTCGCGGGTTTCTTCATTCCAGCCGTAACGGGTTTCGCCGTTAGCTGAACCGTAGGCCACTTCGATAGCCTGCGCGCCCATGAACAAGGCACGGGCAGCTTTAACAGCGCCAGAACCGTAGTCATTGAAGCGAATGACGTTCTTGTGCTTATGCAGCACTACATCATTGTACAGGCCGAGGTTGCCATTGAAGATGGCGCTAGACTTGCCTTCTGCAGCAGCAGCAGCTTTCTGAATATCGAGCCACTTGCCGTCACCGGTAGCAGTACGAAGGTCATGGGCCTGCCACGGATTCATAACGAGAACGTAATGTTCGCCGCCATCCACCATGATTTTCTGCAGAGCAGGAGTCTGTTCAACGCCACCGCCCATCATTTCCGACACGGCCACAGCCTTGTCGATCAATGCTAGGGTCATTACGTCACTGGCAATCATCGCGCCCTTGGTGCCAGCGGAGTTACCGTAGATGATATGGTCGGCATCAGGAGCAGCGAAAGCATTACCAGCAAAGCCGGCATAGCTTGAGCGGAACAGGAAGTCGTCGTTTACACCACGAGCGCCGGAGCCATACATAAAGTGCAGCTCATCAAAGCAACGCGCCCACCACTCAGACTGACGCTTGCGCGCAATCTTGCGGTAGTCATGCACGGTACGCTTGCGGCTCATCTTGCCGCCAGTGTTCACGCCACAGCGCATCTGGTCGATCAGGATTTCATCGCTGGCAAACTTCAAATCTTCTTCGTTGCCTTCGAGAATGTCGTCACCCTCAACCGGCTCCATCGCCATCTGCAGGGACAAGTCATAAGTGATCTTGTCGCCAGCTTCATTTTCAAGCTGCGTGAGAATCTGTACCGGAGTAGAAGATTCAGCACCCTTGCCGGAAAATCGCGAGGTGAAGTAAGACTTTTTCGGCGTATCATTTGCAAGAAAGGCCGAGTATTTGCGCACAGCTTTGGGATCATTGACCCCTGTTACTGTAATGCCCATTGGTAGTTCCTCATTTCAGTTGAATTAAGCACTCGTGCGCTTTTTTTCTCGGCCACCCGAGAAAACCTTGTCTTTCCCATCGCCACTCTTGAGCGTAATGGGTATCGAATTGTCAGCCTCTATCACTACCCTGGCCCTTCGGCCAATTTTCTGGGTTAGGGTAATCTCTGCATCACCGATACAGATTGTGTCACCAACCCCAAAATCCAGATGAAGGCCCATTGTTATGAACGCTCCCACTCGTCTAGTTCGGCTTTGCTCATCCTTTCAAGAGCATTTTCAAGCGCCTCGCCAGTCAGTCGATTCAAGTGTGCAAACTTGCCGTCTTGTGGTCGCTCGCCTGCAGCTGCAGGAGCCCCGCCAATATCAGGCAACGTCTGCGGTCGGCTTGGTCGTTGCGGGCGACTGTCCGGCTTAACTGCCTCAGCCATGCCAAAAGACTTTGCCACCTTGCTGCGCGCTGCAGCCAGTATCTCTGCCCCGCTTGCATTCGCCATCTCACCACAAGCCAGCTTAATAACCTGGTTGTTCAGTGCGCTAAGCAGGATTTCGTCATCAGAGAAACGCTTATTCTCTGCTCGTGCGAAAAACTCTCCCTGCACTCGCTTCCATTCTTTGTCGCCTGCCTCTTTCGCCGCCTGATCTCTGGCCTCTGCTAAGAGGGAAGCACGTTCAATTTCGCGCTCTCGCTTCTCTAGTTCGGCAATGGCAGCACGGTATTCCTTGCTTGTCATGTCGCCGTTGTCGAAGTCCTCGCCTGCCTGCGCCTTCTGCGCTTCAATATCGGCAAGCTCAGCAGAGTTATCCTCGACCACTACCGGCTCTACTGCAGCCGGCTCTGTAGGCTTAGTATCTACATGGGTTTCTTTGTCAGACAATCCATCAGCATCAGGATCAATACTGGTATCAGTAGCGTCAGCATCATTGTCGTCCAGGTCTAGGTCTGTATCGTCACCGTTATCAGTGACTACTTCATCCTCGCCTTCCAGCACTTCTGCCATAGCTGCAATTTCTGCCTCTGACAGGTCGTTCAATTCATCATCCATTTGGATTTCCCTCTTGAGTCATCGTTTGTTGTTGCTGCTCTTGCACTTGCCCGCGCTGCGCATCAAGTTGTGATTGTGCCTGCTGCTCAGGTGTCATTTGCTGCTCGGGTACGCCTTGTGATGCCTGCGGAATAGGAGGCTCAGCAGGAATAGGCTGTTCGCCAAGCGCAATCTGCGCGTCATCCTCTGCCTCGTTGCCTAATTCACGGATAAGATCATCGGCAATGCGTGCAAGCGCCGGAGCCCCTGCCAATGTGCTTGCGCTTTCCAGTGCTTCCTTCATCGTCATCAGTCGCTCGCGCTTTGTCTTTGCGTCAGACAAGCCTGCATCAGCCAGAATCTTCTTGGCCTGGGCTTCGCGTACCGGATCTGGCGGTGGTGCGCTTTCTTTTGGCGGATTGACTAGCTCGCGGATTCGGTCAACGAACTCGTCTTTGTTCGGAATATCAGACATACCGACAACAAGGTCGAGCATACGGATAGCAATGTCAGG